GTCGTTGGGAAACTCCTTCCACACCCGCTCCTCCTGGAGGTTTTCCACCAGGCCCTTGAGTTGGGGGCTTTGTATCAGGGCGTTGTGGAGCTTTCCCTGGAGGTTGTCGGCCAGGTCGTTGAAGGAGGCGGCCCCCGCCGGGCTGAGCCTTATAAAGACCGCCAGGTGCATTTTGAGGGTCCCCGTCGCCAGGCGGTTCCGCTTGTCCCGGGACTCTTCCTCTTCCCAGAAAAACAGGGCCGGGGTCTTTACCTGGTCCAAGTCGGTGGGCTTGCCCTGCCAGCGGTGCACCGAGCCCAGGTCCGGGATGGTTCCCAGGATCTCGGCCAGCTTCCGCATCGCCTGCACCTTGACGCTGTCCGCCATCAGCCGCCCACCTCCGTCACCTTTGACAGGTCAGCGATAAATTGGGGCTTGATCCAGTTCAAGAGGTGGACGTCCGGGTCCACCCGCCGGGGCACTACCACCGACCTCTTCAGGACGAAGAGGGGGATAGGGCTTTGGTATTCCTTTTTCGTCCCCTTCTTGAACCCGAAGATCACCCCCTTGGCGATGAAAGTGGGCCCCCAGATATTGTCCAGGGGGCCACCCCGGGCCACCCCCGCTGCGGTCTTGGCCGCGGGCAGCGGTATGGCCAGGAACTTCTTATTCTTGGGCCGGATGGTCACCTGGCTCCCCGCCGGTCCGATATGCACCCCGGCGTATTGAGCGGAAAACCCGAGGCCACCGGTGATCTTGTTCCCTTCCATGGTCACGGAGAGCGGCCGGGTGGAGCGGGCCAGGGTGCCGCTCCGCCTGGCCAGGCGGTCGGCGGAAGTCCCACCCGCCAGGTGCCGGCTCACTGTGTGCTCCCACAGCCGCTTGCTGTTCTCCTGGATGACCTTTTTCACCTTGGGGGCCAGCCCCTTGATGATCTGGTCCAGGCTCATAGCCGGGTCTTTAGCCATGGGGCCTGATCCGGTAGCGGTCCAGCACCTGCTTGACCATCGAGAGGAACTCCCCGGAACTTACCTTCTGGATGGAACCGTCCGGGAAGCTCACCGACTCGAGACCAATGTCCTTGCGTCGCTTGAAGTCGTAAGCCGCCTGGGTGCGCACAGCCATCTCCAGGTCGGCGGGAACTGCGTCTTCCGCAAAGCCGCCGGTGTAGGTCACCTTCAGGGCCTTGGGGCCGTAAGGCCAGGCCCCGAAGCGGTAGGCCACCATACCCGCATTGAGCAACTGGTAGTGGTCGGCAGGAACGAGACTGCCCCCGTCCCACTCCCAGGTGTCGGAGCCGTGAACAGAGGCAATCTCCACCACGGGGAGACCTTTGAGATACAGATACCGGCCACCGCCGTCGTGGTATTCCACTCGCTCCTTGTGCTCGAAGTCCCGGTTGCAGTAGGTCCCCGCCCGTTGGGAAACAGCCTCGATGACCTCTTCGAGAAGCCCGTCCCAGTCGGTCTCGGCCAACTCCAGCAGGACCTTCACCTGGGAGAGCGTGGTCAGGTTCACTTGGCCTTGGCTTCCTTGATGGCCCGGTCTTGGGGCGGCTCAGTCACTTCCTTCTCTTCCGGCCCGGTATCCTTGGGCTTGCCTGTGTCGGTCCCGGCATTAACCGGGTCAATCTTCCAGCCCTGGCTTTCGACGATTTCCTTTTCCAGCTCACCGCCCAGTTCCACCTCTTCCCCGGCCTGGGCAAACGCCTGGTGGGGCAGGTGCAGGCAGTATCCCGACTTGACTCTGTATCTCGCCATCTTCCACCTCGCTCACAGTCCAAAGGGTCGGGGAGGGGTCATTCCCCCTCCCCGTCGGGTTAGCTGTTCTTCACCCCGGTGCCCAGGCAGAAGCTCTCGGTGTGCCTCAGGCCAATGTCCACGTCGGTGATGATCCGAATCCAGGTCTGGTTCTTGGCGAAGGCGTCACCCGCCTCTTTGGAGGGGAGGATCGAGATGCCGGCCCACTGCCCGACGATCAGTTCCTGCCAGTTGCCCAGGTAAATCTCCGTCTCGTTGGACCCAGCTCCCAGGTTGACGGGAATCTGCGTGCTCATGGCGAAGGGATAGCCGATAAAGGCCTGGAGCTGGGCCGCGTCCATGGGCCGGACGATGTATTCGCCCCCGGTGTCCCCGGTGAACTGGGCCACCTTGAGCTTGGAGAGCGTCCGCTTGACACAGGGGTGGAATACGAACCCCAGCCGCCCCCGAAGGGCATTGTCCACCGCCAGCTCGTACTCCATGTCGAAGAAGTAGTCGAAGTTGGGGCTGTTGGTCCCGAAGGGCTTGGTGTTGATGCCCGCGGTGTTGGCGATGCCGGTGGGTTGGCCGCTGGCGCCGCTGCCCCGCAGGGCCGCGAGATCAATGGCCAGGGAAACCACCCGGGCGATGTCGGCCCGGACCATCTGCTCCGCCGACGGGTTGGACATGCGAAGCAGCCGGTTGGAGAGCTTCACGAGACACCCAACCGACTTGGGCGTGAGCTGCAACTGGCCCAGGGTGGGGTCACTGCCGGTGAGGGGCTCGTTTTCCCCCACCCAGTAAGCGGTGGCTCCGCCTGTCTGCTTGGGGATTTCCACCGGCGAGCCGACCAGGTTGTCCAGCAGGGTCGCCCCCATCTGGAAGATCACCGCCTCGGCCCGGAGCATCTCGATGAGCTCCGGAATGGCCTGAGCCGGCACGAGATACCCGCCCGAGCTGTCCGGGGTGGTGGCCATGTCCCGGGTCTGCCGGAAGACGTCCGCCTCGAACTGGGCCTGGGACCAGTCGCCGGTGCCGATGGCGTAGATGGCCTTAAATAGGGAGAACTTCTCTTTTTCGTCCTCCAGACCGGGGACGTTGGCCCACTTGCGTTCCCGGCTGCGTTTGTCCATTTCCTCGAAACGGGCCGCCAGGTCGGCATACTTGGCCGCCAGTTCCGGCAGCATCCTGAAGACTTCCGAGAGGTGGATGACCTTGCCGTCCTCCCCGGTGTAGGAGAGGGACTTGTTGACGTCTTCCAACAGCTCCTGAATGCGAGCCAATTCAGCTCCCATGATTATTCTCCTTTGACGAGTCGGTGCAGGTTCTTGACCGAAGTAAAGAGTTGTGAAAAGGAAGGACTCCCGGCCGGCTTCCCCCCTTCGGGCTCAGAGCCGGGGTTCAACGCCAGGGAGTAGTAGTCGGTTGCTTTCGCACCGTATTGGACGAACTCTTCCAAGGCCTCCCTGATCACCGCCTTCAACTGGGCGAGGTCATCATGGGGAGGCCGGAGTTCGGCAACCCGGGCTGCCAGTTCGTCTACCTTGACCTTGAGATCCTCCACCAGGCCTGACAGGGCCAGGAGAACCAGTTTCGGATTGTCCTCGTCTTGTTTGTCAATCTCTGACGGTTCTGCGGTCTTTTCTTCCTGGCCCAGGTCCCGTTCATTGGCGACAGTGGTGAGGTGCTCCACCTCCTGCGGGCTCACCACTCCTTTCTGCACCGCCATGATCAGGGCGCTGGGGTTGGCCGGGACCGGGACCGCGGAGAGCTCGTAGAGTTCCTGCTTCTTGTAACGGAAGCCGGTTTGCCGGCCCTCCTTGTCGGTGATGGGCTCCCGTTCCAGGTCCCGGAACCCCACCGAGGTGGCCCTGAGATACCCGCCCAGGTAGAGCTTGTAGACGGTGTCAGCGAAGGCGTATTCCTCGGGTGTCGGGAACTTGACCTGGAAGAGCAGGCCCTTCTCGGTCTTGCCCACCTTTACGGCCTTGCCGACGGGCGGTTGCTTGTAGTCGTGGGTCCAGAGGAAGACCGGGTTCTTCTTGTAGTTCTTCAGGTCCCAGCCCTCCACCTCGATGACGTCGCCGTAGCGGTCCATGTCTGCCGTGGAACCCACGAATTCCAGGGTCCGGTCTTTGGGGTCCCCCACCTGTTTCACTTCAAAGTCCAGGGTCTTGTGGATCAGCTCCATTTCGCTCTCCTCACACCACCGGCGCGGCCACGCAACGGCAGTTGATAATCTCCCCCGCCGGTCCGCCGGGGTCGCAGGGGAAGCGGCAGCCGTTAGGGAAAGCCTGGCCCCGCTCCACCACCAGGCCGCTCAGCATCTGGTGTGATTGTCTGACGTGCTCGTCCCCGGCGGTTACCCAGCGGTGCTTCACCACCTGCATCTGGCTCATGGCCGCGTCCCGGGCCGCACCCGCCGCCTGACCGGTTTCCGTCCGGGCGATGGTGAGGGCCCGGGACTGGGCGAAGTTATAGACCTTCCTCACCCGGTCCATGAGTTCGGCGGTGGTTTCCATCTTCCCCAAACCCTCGATCAGGGTGTCCCGCAGCTGCTCCCGCACCGTGTCGTTGATGCCCACCACCTTGATCAGCTTGTTTTCCAGGGCGGCCATGGCCGGGGAGTCCACCAGGGTGAACAGTTCAGGGTCGGCCCCCAGTTCGGCCAGGAGGGCCTGCCCGGCGGCAGTGCCGATGTCCACGTAAAGGGGCCAGACCAGCTTCTTAAGCAGGCCGTTTTCCACCTCCGGGTCCAGCAACAGGGATTCCACCGCCAGCTGCCGAATGAGGCTCTTTCCCAATTGTTCCTCCAACCGGCGCAACTGACGTTTCCTCTGTCCGAAGAAAAAGCGCCTGATTTTGCCCTCGAATTTCTTCTCCAGGGGTGTGTGCAGGCTCAGATAAGTCTTCCAATAGGCCTCCCCGTCAAACCCCTGGACGAGGAGGACAGGGGCGGCCGGCGGGAGGATGGGACCGGCCGCCCCGGCCCGGTTGGAAGGGAGGGGGTATGGGATGGACTTCTCAGGAAGACTATCGGCCTGGCCCACCGGCGTCAGGTTGAAGGGGAGGTAGCCTGTATCTCCCCCCTCGACGGCCGGGAGGCCCAGACCCAGGTATTCGTTGGCGATGTTCAAAGGCACCCCCATGGACCAGAGCTTGTGGGCGCACTCCACCAAGTCTTTGCGGTCCTCCTGCAAGGCGCCGATCCCGGCATAGTCAAACTCGGCCCAGATGTGGCCACCCTCAAGAGGCCGCAAAAGCTGGCTCCAGAGGACGAATTCGAAAAGGGCCATCTTGGGGAGCAGGGAGTTTTCCCAGAAGAGCTTCCTTTGAGTCTTAGCAGTGGCGTAGTTGACATCTTCATAAAGGCCCAGCTCCCCCTTGGGCACCTTGAAGGCCGCCATGATCTCTTCCCGGTTCCACTTGCGCTGTTCCAGGAAGTCCATGTCCTTCTGGGAGAGGCCCGTCTGCTTGTAACTGAGGCCTCCCTCCAAGAGGGCAATGGCGTGGGCCTTGGAGGCCCCGCCGTGCCGGTCCTGCCACTGGGCCAACACCCGCTGATATTCGTCGTCCGTGAGGTTGCCCGAAGTTTCCAACACCCCACCCGGCTGGGCCGAGTTCTTGAAAAAAGCGGTGTTGTACTTTCCGGCCCAGTAGTCTTGTTCAATCCCGGCCCGGGCCGCCTGCAGGGGAGCCAGGCCCCGGTAATCGTGGTAAGGGTTGAAGTAGCGGAAAAAGATCACTTCATGCCGCTCCAGGGGGACCTTCTTCTCTCCCTTGCTGTAGAGCCACCCGGTGATCAGGCCGGTTTTGGTGTCCACCACTTCCTGGAACCGGCCGGGATGAAAGACCCAAATCTCCTGGGGAACCTCCTTGTCACTTTTCCTCTCAGCTATGTAAAAGGCCTCCCCGGTCAGTCCCAGATAAACAAAAGTCGCCTCGACAAGTTGGCTCCCTGACATCATGGGATTGGGGGACTCAAAAAGGTCCACCAGCCGGTGCGACTCCAAGACCTTCGGGTCCTTGCGGGTGCCGGTTTTGAAGAGCAAAGGCACCCCGCTGATGCTCTGGGCTATAGCGTTGATGCAGGCGTAGACCCAGACGTGCTCTCGGTAGGGCTGGTTCAGCCTGCCGCCCGAGAGTTCGGTCAGTAGGCGGGGCGAGA